TTTATGCCCATACAGGCAAAGATCAAAAAACAAAATAGAAAAGATATTATAAAAAATTTGCAGAAAAATATAAAGATATCACAGCATGGCATGGAAGATTACAAACAGAAGCTATTAAACTTAAACGACTTAAATTACCTACAGGTAGAGAGTATGCATTTCCATATGCTGAACGAATGCCTTGGGGTGGATCTAGTTATAGTACACAAATAAAAAATTATCCTGTATAAGGGTTAGCAACAGCTGATATTGTACCATTAGCATGTATAAAAATATATGAACTAATGAAAAAACAAAAGGTAAAGAGTTTACTTATTAACACAGTTCATGATTCTATTGTGGCTGATGTTTATCCTGGTGAAGAAACTGTAATGGGTAAAATATTTAAACAGGGTACGGCTTCTGTAATACCTGCGTTGAAAGAGTATTATGGAATTAATTTTAACATTCCTCTTGACACTGATCTCAAGATGGGGTATAATTGGTTAGATATAAAGGAGATCTAAATGGTAAAAGTTAAATTTATAGAAAAAGAAGAAGTCCCTATTGTTTGGGGAAAAGACGATGGTGTTCATTATGTGACAGGGACATACAAGAAAGATAAACCCAATGAAGAAATTGGATATCAAAAATGGGAAGTAAGAAAAACATACGAAGTAGAGATGACGTATGAAATCGTTGCCAAAACAAAAGAAGAAGCTGAAGCACTTCTTGAAAAAGAAGAAGTTATTAGAGTCGAAGAAGTTGATGGCTATGGCAAGACATTCAGAGAAACCATACAAGGCAAACACTCTAATGATATGAGTGGAGATGAACCCACGACTTGGAAAAAAGTTGAAGAATGTGTTCCATGTGAAGATACTGACTATGACACAGACAGAAAGTTTAAAAACTACGAAGATTCTGATTGGTCAAAGGATGAGTACGAGTGGTATAAAAATGAAGATGGCACAGACATAAAAAAGGAGGCAAATGGAAGTACCAATACTTGATAAAGGTATAGATGATTGGGGCAATGATGAGCAAGAAGAAGCTTATGATAAACTTCAGCAACTTAAGAAAGACTTTGAAGGAGTTCCAACTAAACTCTATATAAATAACAATGAAGAACTACAAAGTTATATGATGTGGTTCGCTCGTATGGATGGGTTGCCCTATGAGATGACCGATGGGGAGACTCGAGTATGTTAGAGTTACTTCTTCAAATTTGTTTAGGTATTGTTATTCTATTATGGATATGTGATATGATATATCCACCATATGGAAAATAACACTTGACAAAACCCTAAAAGTGTGGTATAAGGATAACTAACAATAAGGAGGCTATTATGGAAAAAAATGAAATAGCAAATATAAACAACATGTCTAATGAGCAGATTATGCAAGCTATTGGACAGGACGATGGATCTCGTAATGGTATAAATGTACCACGACTAGGAATCAATCGTTCACCTGAAGATGATGATGGTAATCAATTACCTGTTGGACATTTATTTACTTATGATTCAAGCATAGGTCAAAATGTTTTTGGTAAGCCTGTCACCTTCAGACCTTTTATCAGTGCGATGCAGTATATGCATTATGATCCTGAAAAAAGTGAGTATGTAAATCGTTCTATTATTTTCAAAAACTGGAAAGAAGAAGCGATCGATATACTAGGAGGAACAAGATGTGGTAAGGTTCCATTTAAGGAACGATCCTCTTTAACTCCCGAACAATTAGCAGAACAAAGAACTATAAGATGTTATAGATTACTCTATGGTTTGCTATCGTTCAAAGGTAAGAAAGCAAATGGTGAAGATCATGAGGTAGCTAACTTGCCTGTGTTATGGAGAGTAACAGGAACAGCGTTTGCTCCTGTAGGATCTGCAATAGATCAAGTGAATAAACGTAAGAAACTTATGTTTACAACTACGTTTTCAATTGAAACTAAAAGACAGAAGAAAGGTGGTAATGTATTTTATACACCAGAGATTTCTGTTAATGCAGATGCGAATCTTAAAATGTCGAAAGAAGATATGGAAACTTTAGGTGTATTCCAAGAAGTTATTACTAAGGAAAACACTGAAGTGGTTGATCTTTATAAGGCTGCTAAAAAAGGAAAACCAATATCATCAGATACAGATACACAAAAAGTAATTGATGAGGTAGGAGATCCTATTAAAACATTGTCAGCTTAATGACCGATATCCTCTCTAAAGTACAGTTGTATCTTGACAAGGCAGCGAAAGAGCCTGTTAAAATATCTGATAAACTAGTTGAAGAGTTTGGTGAGGCATGTAAAAGTGCCTTACGCAAACAATTCTCTGAAGAACGTAGAAGAGAATTTAAACCAAGGATGTCAAATATAGGTAGACCTTTGTGCCAATTACAGATGGAAGCAAAGAATGTAAAGGGTGAAGGTCAGCCTTATAATGTTAAGATGCGAAATACTTTTGGAGATTTAATCGAGGCATTAGCTGTGTTTGTTTTAAAATCAGCAGGAGTAGATATAGAAGATGAACAAAAAAATGTTAAATATAAGTTCAATGGATCATCGATTGAAGGTAGGCTTGATGTTAAAATTGATAAAAAGATTTGGGATATCAAGAGTGCGTCACCTTATTCCTTTGAAAAGAAATTTGGAACAGCAGGTGGCTTTGAAGAGGTAGTTAAAGATGATGCTTTCGGATATGTATCACAAGGTTATTTATATTCTGAAAGTGAGAAGCTACCTTTTGGTGGATGGATTGTAATTAATAAATCCACAGGTGAGTGGACCGTTTGCAAGACTCCACTTGTTGATGATCAGTATAGAGTTAAAGCACTACAAGATGCAAAAGAAAACTTAAAGGCATTAAAAACTAAAGTTCCTTTTAAGCGATGCTTTAATGATATTGAAGAAACTTATAGAACTAAAAAAACTGGTAACCGAACTTTGGGTATGATATGTGGATTCTGCCCATACAAACTTCCTTGTTGGGGAAGTAAATTGCAGTTGTTACCGCAACAGCAATCACAAGGTAAAAACCCTAAGTGGGTTTGGTATACTGAAGTAAACAATCCGAGGAAAGATGACAACTACACGAAGTCGTAAAGCCAAGGGTCGTAGACTACAGAACTGGGTGAGAGATAGTTTGAGGGGTCTGTTTCTCGCCCTTACCGATGATGATGTTAAGGTCGCTATCATGGGTGAACGAGGTGCTGATGTTAAGTTATCGAAAAGGGCAAAGAATGTATTCCCTTATGATATTGAATGTAAGAATACAGAAGGATGGAAAAAGATGTATGATGCCTATGATCAAGCAAGTTCTCATGGAAACGATCAGCCATTGGTGTTTATTAAGATGAATCATAGGAATCCATTGGCAATTGTTGATGCAAAACATTTTATGAGATTAAATAATGCAGGACTTTTAACTGAACCTGTTATGGTAAGATATGAAAAAGATAAACACAAGTGATGTAAATGAAGTTTATAATGAAGTCTTTCGTTTAATGACAAGACTCTGTATGGATCACGATCCTTTAGCTGTGTCAGGAGTAATGTTGGCTCAAGCTTTACGACTTTATAAAACATCATTACCTATAGATGATTTTGATTTATTGGTTGATGAAATTATGGCAACGATTAAAAATGATATTAAACCATTTGACATACCGAGGTTAAACTGATATGGTTAAGAAATTTGATTTTTTAAATTCTATCAAAGTACTTGTAACACCTTGGGATAAAGGGTTTACTTGTGGTATTTTATTAGATAGTCGGAATAAAATGTCCGATGAACAATATGAATTATGTTCTACTATAGCACGTGGCATGATAAAGTTAGCAACAACAGATCCCCATACTGCTTTTTTAGCAGGTATGCGGGGGTTTGCAGATGATCGTAAATATAAAAAAACAAATGGAGGCGATATAGATGAAAAAGCAAAGTTAGATGACACAGAAAATATTATTGATTTTCTAAAATATTTACAACGTAAACGCAACAAGGAGTTAAATTAATGGCAACACATTTAGTAATAGGGGATCCTCATTGTAACCCCAAGGCAAGCAATGATCGATTTCTGTGGGCAGGTAAGCTTGCAAGAGATCTAAAACCCGATACCATAATTTGTATGGGAGATTTTTCTAGTTTAGATTCTCTTTCAAGTTATGATAAAGGAAAGAAATCTTTCGAAGGCAGAAGATATAAGAAAGATATTGACCATGCACATGACGCATTAGAAAAGTTTAACAAAGGTCTCAATGGGAGACGATCAAGAAAGGTTATGCTTCTTGGTAATCATGAGGATAGGATAGATAGGATAGTAGATGAAACACCTGAACTTGACGGAACAATTAGTACAAAAGACCTTAAATTTAAAGAGTTTGGTTGGGAAGTTATTGCCTATCAGGAACCCG